GTATCATTTGGAGTAGCAAACGGAGATATTTATAAAGGTGGTGCATTCATTACATCTGTTTCTATTAGTTCAGGTGTTGAAGAAAATGCTACTTATTCAATTTCTTTACAAGGTAGTGGATCATTATCTAAAGTATAACATCTAAACATAAAAACAATGGCAATTAAAAACGCATCAGACTTATTAGTCTATCGAAAATATCCATCAGGACAAAAGCAAGTTACAAGAATTAAAGTAAAAAGCTCAGCTCCTTTAAATACTAACGGATCAGTATATCTAAATGATATAGTAGATTCTAGTGGCTCACCTATATCACAACTTGAAACATCATCAACTTCATCAAACACAGGTGCTGGAGTATTAGCTGTAATATATGCAAAATTAGTAACAGCTAATTCTTACACAGCTTCAGCTGTTTCAACTATTGGTGAATATAGTTATCAAGATTTCACTAATCCTGTAGTAGGTGAATCAGCTACATTATATATAACTGATGCTGGAGCTGAAATATTAGAAGATGCTATAATTGTTACTATAGAAACAGAGGGCGAAGGATCTAGTGATAAAACACCAGTAGCATTTAGTACATCAGCATCTTTATCAATAAATAGAGATATGCGAGATATTACTACAAAAGATTCTGATGGTTTCCAACAATCAGCAGCTGGATTAATGAGCTTTGAAATATCAACTGATGCTCTACAAGATTTTACATCTGATTTAGATTTCAAAGATTTCTTTGATAATATTTTAAATAGAGAGGCTGTTACTATACAATTTTCTGAAAGAACAACATCAGGCTCAGATAAATATTATGAGGGCTCAGCCTATGTTACTAGCTTATCAATGGATGCAGGAGTCGAGGATAATGTAACTTATTCAGTAACATTTACAGGAACAGGCTTAATTACATCAGGAACAGACTAACAATAAACTAAGATAAATTGGAAAAGGTTGAAATTGGAGGCCAAAAGAGGCCGATTAGATTTAGCTATTTAGCTTTAAAAGAGATTTGCAATGAATGTAAATTAAAGCTCAACGAAATTGATCAGCTAGGTACTGAGATAGATCATATAGGTATTATTGCCTATTATGGTTTAAAATACGGAGCTAAGAAAAACGGAGAGCAATTTAAATACAAAGTTAAAGACATTGAAGATTGGTTAGATAACGAAGATTTCTCTAAAGTAAATGAGATATTCGAGGCTTTTAAAATAGACCAGCCCCAAAAAAAGGGAAAGTAGTACAGAGTGAGGAGTTAGATGATGCTGAGGATTTCACTTGGGATAAGCTAGAACAACAAGGATTAGGAATGCTAAGCATGACCATTGATGAGCTGTATGATTTAACGCCTCGCTCTTTTAGTAATAAAATGATAGGCTATAGCCAAAGAGAGGAGATGATAATGCAGAATCATTGGGAGCAAACTAGAATGATAGTACATTCATGCTTATCACCACATCTAAAGAAAAAGATGAAGCCTACAGAGTTAATGCCTTTTGATTGGGATAAGAAAAATTTACCTAAAAAAGAAATAGCATCTAAAGAGCATATTCAAAAGGTAATAGATCGATACAATAAAAAGAGTAAAAAAAAATAAATGGGACTTAAAAAGGCAACTGTAAAACTAGGCGCTGATATAGGCGAGTTTACAAGCAAGATGCAAAAAGCATCTCAAAGCTTTAAAAAGTTAAATAGAGGTATTAAAGATGTAGGTAGAAGCATGAGCATAAGCCTTACAGCTCCTTTAACAGCTTTTGCTGCTGCATCTGTAAAAGCCTTTGATGCACAAGCTAAAGCAGAGGCACAATTATTAACAGCGCTAAAAGGAAACGAAAAAGCTTTTGGTGAATTAACTGAAGCAGCTGAGAAGTTTCAAGAATTATCCTTATTTGGTGATGAGGAAATTATTGCACAGCAATCTTATTTAGCTTCATTAGGTTTAACAACAGATAAAATAAATGAAGTAATAGCTGCGTCTATGGATTTGGCAGCTGGAACAGGTCAGACACTATCTTTTGGTGTTAAAAATTTAGCAAAAACATTTAGTGGTTTAACAGGTGAATTAGGTGAAAGCATACCAGCTCTTAAAAACTTAACTAGAGAGGAGTTAATTGCTGGTGATGCTGTTAAAGTGGTAGCAGAAGCTTTTAAGGGTCAAGCTAAGGCAGCATCTGAGGCTGGTCTTGGAGGCGTTCAGCAACTTAAAAATTCTTTTAGTGATTTATCAGAGGAGATAGGAAAGGCTTTAATGCCAATTATAAATAGCTTAACAGGTAAATTAAAGACTCTTGTTGACAGCATGAAATCTTTAACAGATGCCCAATTAAAAACTAGAACTGAGATTGGTTTATTTGTTGTTGCTATCGGGCCTGTTCTTTATGGTTTAGGTAAGTTTTTTGAGGGTGTTACTAAAGTTTGGAGAGTATTAAAGTTTTTAGCAAATAGCATAATTATACCTATAGTTGTAGGTGCGTTGAGCGTACTTATTGGCGCATTATCTGTTGCAATCGCTACATTTGGAGGGCCTGTAGTTGCTGGTGTAGGTTTACTCATTACTGCCTTTGCATCTTTAGCTGATACTTTTTTTACTGCTAATGATGAGTTAGAGAAGTTTAATTCTACACAAGCAGAATCAATAGCATTAACAAAACAACAAGCAGAGGCCATAGATAACACTATGATACCTTTTGTTCATGGTACTGAAAAAGCAACTAAAAGAACAAAAGAGCTTGCAATACAATTAGATAAAGTAGCTCAAGTTACTTCTATAGATGGCCCTGACAGTTTAGTAGGTGGATTAAAAGAAACTACCTATGTATTGACTGAGGTACAGGGTGAAATGAGCCAGCTTGGTTTTTTTGCAACAAATGTATTCAGTGGTATAGCTGATAGAGCCTTACAGTTTAGAGGGAGTTTTGGTGATGTTATGGAGGAAATAACTGTGATGCTCGGTAAAATGCTTTTAAAGATGGCTCTTATGGCTGCTTTTATGAGTGTTATAAGTGGTGGTGCTATGGGTACGGGTTTCAGTTTTGCAAAGGCGTTTAACATGCAATTAGGCATTGATGGTAGGGCAAAAGGTGGCCCTGTTAGTGGTAACACCCCATACATAGTTGGTGAAGTAGGCCCTGAGTTATTTGTACCTAGTTCATCAGGCAGTATAGTCCCTAACCATGCTCTAGGAGGTGGCTCAGTAATACCTGATGTAAGAATCTCAGGCGATGATTTATTAATAGTATTTGATAGAGCTAACAGAAGAAAAGCTAGAAGATAATGGCATACGGAAAGTATAGGCACAGCACATTTTACGGAGAGAAAGGGAGTACTTGGAATGTAGAAATTTGGAAAGATGGTTATAGTGGTAGCAGCTCTGAGATAGATTTATCAGGTGAGGGCTTTGAGATAACATGGAATGGTCAAGGAGGAACAAGGGACAGAGTATTTTTAGGCTCAGAGTGCAAACTTAACTGCGTTGTTAAAGATGGCACAGATGAGTCTTTTTTATATGATACATTAAGCTCAGGGTATCAAGAATATTTTATAAGAATTTATAGGGGTGCTGTAAGTGATGCTAATTTATGGTGGTATGGATGGATTCAACCAGCATTTGATAAATTAGAAAACTTGCCTTTTCCTTATGTATTTCAATTAACTGCTACAGATAGTTACGGGTTTTGGAGTAAGAAAAAAGAAGTAACTTTTGCTAATGATACTGAAAGAAACACAGCACATTCTGTAAGAGATATATTATTTACTTTCATAAATGATATGGATCTCAATATTCTAACAGGTAGTAATGAGGCTCCAATTCCGACAAGTTTCACTTGGTGCCGTACTAGCATAGATTGGTACAGAGAGGGTGAAACAAATACCTCAGCAGATCCAGCTGTATTATATAAGGCAGCTAAAGGTTTTGTAAATAATACACCTACTGAAGATGGTGATTCAAATGATTCAGCATTTAGGTACAAGCCTTGTGATGTATTTAATGGAGTACTAAAAGCATTTAATACAATTGGATTTTTAGCTGAGGGACATTACAATTTTATACAGCCTAATAGCTTAGCTAATAACACAAGTGGTAATATAAATGTTTTCGAGTACAATTCAGCTTTAATTTCTAATCCATCTAATCCTTTTGCTTTAAACACATTACTTACTATTGACCAATCTAGCAATGTTATATTAGGTGGCAGCACAATTACCTATGAGCCTAGCTTTGAGAGTGTTTCTGTTAATTTCAAGGGTGGATTTAGCAACTTTAATATTACACCAGGACAGCTTTTAGATACTGAATTTTATGTTGGATCATTACAATCAGGCTTATCAGGTCTATTAAATTTAGTTTTTAGAGCAGAATACTTTGAAAGAATAACTAGCTTCAGCCTTAGTACAAATCACAGTGTTGATGCGTGGTGTTACTCTACTATAGGACAATTGAAAATTAGACTAACTGATGGCTCTACAACTAAATATTTAAAACAAACATCAGGAAGTGGCATTTTAACTTGGGTAGATACAGAATCACCTATTAATGTATTTAGAGGCTTTGATGCAGATGATTCATTACCTGTTAATAATAATTCCTATATGGCAGTAGGAAATACAAGTGTACCTTATGAACAAACAGGAGGGCCTACTCGTATGTATTCACCTGGTACAACATCTTATCATAAATTTTGGACAGATATGTATTTTAATGCATCTGTTGAGCAGCCACCAATAACAGGTGATGTTTATTTAGAATTTAGTTGTAACAATTACTATTATCAAAGGAATAATTCAACAGATGCTGTAATTACTTTACCAAGTCAACCAACACCAACAGCAGGAACACCTAGTATAACTTGTCAGGAAATTGAATTGACTCCTGGAGAATACAATGAGGAAAATAATGTATCAGATGGAGTTACATATACAGCAATTCAAGATAATAATGATGCAATTGAGCAATTTGATTTAGGTGATGTTAAGTTAGGAAAAAGCCTTATAAATGATTTAAGTTCTATAAAATATGGCTCAGGAAACGATATAGTATCAGGCTTTAGACGGGGGACAAGTGGTGATTTTAAGAATCCATCGGTATTATTAGTAAGTGAGTTCTTAGAATTACAAGTAGATCCATTGGAGATATTACAAGCTGATATACAGAGTGCTGATATTTCACCACTAAAATTAATTAAGTATTCTATAAATGGCAATAGTAATTTTAATTATTATTCATTTCTAGGTGGAACATTTAAAGCTCAATCAGAAATATTAAGTGGAGAATGGTTTAGAGTAAGCTCTGTAACAAGTAATTTTGATGACCAAGAGTATTACTCAGGTCTAAGGTACGTTCCAAGTACAACACCACAGCAAAAATTTAATATTCAACAAGCTACTGCATTTAGAGGCGTATTGAACAACAATAGTTATGGAAATTCTTCTGAAATATTGGTTGCTGGAGTATCAAAAACAAAAATTAAATTAAGTGCATTTAGTAAAGGTCTTATATATAGTGGACAAAAGTTAGTGTTGACTTATCCTGATGGCTCTAATCCAATCACTTTAATAGCAGATGGAGATTCAACTACAAGTGATACAATAATTGATTTAAATTCTTTTACTCCAGATATATCTTACCCCGTTAATTCAGTATTGAGTCCATTATCTTTTGATTATACAAAACTATTAACAGAAAGTAGATTTGTCCCTAGTGCTGGAGGCTCTGACACACAAGTTCAATTTAATGATGGTAATTCTTTTGGTGGTACTGATTTAATTACAATAACAGATACTGATGAGATTACTATAGGTGGCCCATCAGGAACAAATGCAAATATCTTATTTAATTCAGGAGCTGATTTAGTATTAGGTGCTGATACAGCTGGAGGTACTAGCTCAACAATTCAATATTTAGATAGTGGTAGCACAGCAAGAGTTATGTTAGGAGCTTATGCTACAAATGTAGTAGTTTTATCAAATAGAGCAGCAGATGGTGAGGTACAGATAAGAGCTAACACATCATCAGCTGGAGGTGCTGGTGAGCTTATTATAGCTACATTTAAAGATACATCTGTTGATTTCTTAGCTGATGCTGAATTAAGAGGTACTAATATAGGTAATATATTTAATTTAGAAGCATATCTTACAGCTGTTGATTTTTGTATGACAACACACGGCAGTCATCCAGCTTTTACAGCTAAAAATGGAGCAACATCGGAGATTAGTAGTAGTGGGTTATCTCAATACGCAACTTTTCAAGTGCCAATAGGTTATCAGGCTACACACGTGCAAGTTAATGGTGGCAATAGCTCATCTACTTTTGATGTTTATGCTTGTACTATTACAAATGCTACTGCTACTGCTTTAACAAGCTCACCATCTGTAAATACAAATCAAGCTCTTTCTACATATCAGTTAGGTCAAGAAGGTAAATATTTAAGCATTAAATTTACTGCTGGAGGAACAAGACGAGAGGTTTACGGAGCAAAAATAACATTAGCAAGAGTATAAAATGGATAAAGATACAATTCAAAGCATAGCAGTAAACGGCGCTACAATCGGCATAAGTCTTACAGATGTAGAGGCTGGAATAAGGATTACTGCTCTTATTGTCGGTCTAGTTTTTACATTATATAAATTTTACTTAACTTACAAGGGTGAAAAGAGCAGTTCTAATAAGGCTAGATAAGAATAACAAGCAAACACTAGGCCGTTTATTTATATTTAATGGCTTAGATATAGAATATGAATGTTGCACACTAGAGCTAGCAGATAAAAAGAATAAGCGTAATGTAAGCTGTATTCCTGTAGGTGAATATAATGTAAAGCCTA